TGTCAACCTGGACAAGCTCAATTATCCAGACAACATCAAACAACTCATCATGGCAGAATTTAAAAACGTCAAGCAGCTGCTTGACTTTGAAAATCAGGCTTATGAGATTTTTAAAAGATGGTATGTTGACGGACGTCTTTATTACCATGTCATTATTGACGAAAAAAACCCAAGACTGGGTATTAAAGAACTCCGTAACATTGATCCTAGAAAGATCAGAAAAGTAAGAGAGCAAAAGCGCAAGAAGGACCCTAAAACAAGCGCTGTGGTAACTCAAAACCAACGCGAATATTTCATCTACAATGAAAAGGGATACAACGCGCAGGGTATTGGTAGTGGTCAGGTAGGCTATTCTGCTGCCGGTACTAAGATTGCCAAGGACGCTATTGTCCATTGTGTATCAGGTCTGATGGATACCAACAACACAATGGTTCTTTCTTACCTACACAAGGCTATTAAACCTCTTAATCAGTTAAGAGTGCTTGAAGACGCTACAGTTATTTACAGACTGTCGCGTGCTCCTGAGAGAAGAATATTTTATATTGACGTTGGAAATCTACCGAAGATGAAGGCGGAACAGTATCTTCGAGACATGATGATCCGTCATAAGAACCGCCTAGTATATGACGCGACCACAGGTGAAGTGAGAGACGATCGAAAGTTCATGACGATGTTAGAAGACTATTGGCTTCCACGTCGTGAAGGCGGTAAAGGAACAGAAATTACAACTCTTCCAGGTGGTGAAAACCTTGGCAAGATTGAGGATGTCGAATACTTCCAGAAAAAACTGTATCAATCACTAAATGTTCCTGTAACAAGACTTCAAACCGATCAAGTGTACTCTATTGGACGTGCAACTGAAATTACACGCGATGAAGTCAAGTTTGCTAAGTTTGTCAACAGACTAAGAGCAAGATTTGCATTGTTGTTTACTAAGTGCCTAGAGAAGCAGTTAGTGCTTAAAGGCATCACAACAATGGATGACTGGAAAGCTATTTCTCAGTTCATTCGTTACGACTTTAAGAGTGACGATTACTATGAAGAATTGAAAGAGACCGAAGTGCTTTCAACAAGACTTAACATTGCCGGTCAGTTTGCTCCATACATCGGTAAGTATTACTCAAATGATTGGGTAAGAAAGAATGTCTTTAGGCAGACCGAAGAAGAGATTAACGAGCAAGATGCAATGCTTAAATCAGAATTGAAGAACGAGATTTACTACCCACCGCCACCGCCGGTAGAACAAACTCAACAATAAATAACAGGAGATATTAATGGATGTCAATGATACACAATATGATGTTGGTGATTTGGTAAGACTTGCTTACGAGGATCAGCCTGCCAAGATGCAGGAGGTTTTTAATGATCTCATGATGGATAAAGTTTACGGCTCCATTCAACAGAAAAAAGCTGAAATCGCTCAGACGTTCTTCTCGCCACAGGCAGGAGGAGATGAAGACTATAGCGACGAAGATAACGAAAACGAAGAAGAGGTTTAACATGCCTAAGACACTCAAAGATATTCTTGAGGTGTACGCTCCAAAGTCGAAAGACGAGAAGCGTTTTAAGGATAAGCACGTTGTTGCTAAGTATAAGCTGGACAATCCTTCAAAACAGGATGATGTGTTCACCGGATCCAACGTAAGGACTATTAGCCGTGAAGCAACAAAACACGGTTACGACCTTGGCAAGGATGAAGAAGTGTATGAGTCGAGCGATTACTCAAAGCACGGTCCTAAAGCCATCGTGGTTAGCCACTCAGCTGGCAAGTACAAGGTACACCATGTTGGTAAGCATTTTGCTGACGGTATCAAGGTCGGTGAGCGTCTTTCGGACACTGAGCTGGATGACGCTGCAGAAATGGGTGCTAAGATCATCAACAGAAACACTGAGACGAAGACTAAAATCAAGGAAGAAGCCCTTGATGAAAAACATCTCACTCCTGCAGAGATGAAGAAACGCGAAGAAATTGCTGGTGCGATTAAACGTCAGCACCCTGATTATTCGATGTCTAAAAAAATGGCTATTGCCACTGCTCAGGCTAAAAAAGTGGCTGAGGAAATTGAAGACCTTGCAGAGGGTGAAGAGGCCCACAAGCAATTCAATCACTACCACGGTGAATCTGCTAAGCTTCTAAAATCTATTACTAGAGCACTGAGCTCACACTACAACAACGTGTCCGCTAACAAAAATATTCATTGGGGTAATGTTGATGATATTAAGAGACACCACAGACAGCTTCAAGATCTCAATGATCAAATTCTACAGTCTGGTGAGTATGCAAAGCCACTTACCATGAAAGAAGACACTCAGATTGATGAAGAGATTGAACAGCTTGTTGATATTGTTTACGAGTCGCTTTCTGACGAGAACAAAGAAGTGTTCCTAAACCTTCTTGAAAACAACCCAGACCAACTTATCGAGTTCCTAGAACAGCTGGAGGTTGAATAATGGCTGGCCGCGTTCTATCAAATCAAAAGGGTGGAAAGCTAGTAATGCTTTTCACATCAAATGCAGAGCTAAGCGTTGCGTCTGCTAACGTTGATGCTTCTGAAACAGTTACTGGACTACATATTAATCAGATCTGGACAGGTATTGACTCTGGTTTCTGGAAGGTCAGCAGAGGAGCCAATACTGTTATTATTCATAACGGTTCTGACTACACTGATTACGCTGGTAACGGTGCTGCTCTACAAGTAGATCCTGCCGCCAATGTGGTTGTGGAATGTACATCGGCTAACTGTACTCTTATTGTAGATTTTCAGAAGGTGTCTAGCTACACCAGTGTGTATTAAAAGGATTTCAAATGAAATTAATTAGCGAAGTATACGAAAAGGTTAATTTTATTGTTGAAGAAAAAGAGGGTAAGAAAAACTTCTTTATCGAAGGCACCTTTATGGTTGCTGATCAAGGCAATAAAAATAACAGAGTTTATCGCTCAGACATTCTTGAGCGAGAGGTGGCTAGATACACCAAGGAGTACATTAACGAAAACAGAGCTTTTGGTGAATTAGGACATCCTCAAGGTCCAAACATCAACTTAGAGCGTACAGCTATTCTAATCAAGTCCCTTGTTAAAGAAAACAACAACTTTGTTGGTAAAGCCAAGGTGATGGATACCCCGTACGGTAATATTGTGAAGAACTTAATGATGGAGGGTGCTACATTGGGTGTCTCTTCAAGAGGCATGGGCTCCTTAAAAATGAATGAGCAGGGATTGAATGAAGTTCAGGATGATTTTTACCTTGCTACCGCTGCTGATGTTGTAGCTGATCCTTCTGCTCCTGGTGCTTTTGTTAGAGGCATTATGGAAGGTGTTGAATGGGTTTGGGATAACGGTATCCTCAAGCCACAGCAGCTGGAAGAAATGAAAAAGACAATCCAAAAAACATCAAGCAGACACCTCGAAGAGGCTCAGCTTAAGGTGTTCAAACAGTTTCTCAATTCTCTGTAACTTTCAATAATATAAATAATAAAGATACTTTAAGGAGTAAGCAAAATGGCAACTAAACAACAACTGGACGAATTACAAGTTGGTGGCGGTGCTACTGGCGTATCGATGGTACCTAGTGCAAGCACAAAGAAAACCAATCTTCCTAATTCAAAAACTCAAGGCGACCTCGCATCGAAGAGCTTAGCTGGTGATCAGGAAGAAACTGACACGGAAAATAACTCAGCTCCAACCGGTGATATGTCTGCTAGCAACAAGGCAACTATTTCAACCAAACCGAGTGCAGCTACTATGAAAGAACACATCGATGCCATGTTCAATGGCGAAGAACTTTCCGAAGATTTCAAAGAAAAAGCTTCTACTATTTTTGAAGCAGCAGTTCAGGCAAGACTTTCAGAAGAGCTACAAGCGATCGAAGAAAGATTTGATTCAGAACTACAAGAAGCAGTGTCGACCATTGCTGAAGACCTAGCTTCAAAGATTGATGACTATCTTGACTACTGTGTAGATCAATGGATGGCAGAGAACGAAGTAGCAATTACTCATTCCCTACGCTCGGAAATCACCGAAGAATTTATGGAAGGTCTGAAGGATCTGTTCGCAGAGAACTATATCGAGATTCCAGAAGACAAGCTAGACGTCCTAGAGCAGCTAACTGCTAAAGTTGAAGAACTTGAGGACAAGCTAAACAGTCAAATCAGCGAAAACATTGAGCTAGTCAAGGCTATTGACGAATATTCAAAAGAAGAAATCTTTGATGATGTCGCAGAAGGTCTAGCACTTACACAAGTTGAAAAGCTACGTCAGCTTTCAGAAGGCATTTCTTTTGATGATGTTGAATCGTACAAGAAAAAGCTGCAAGTGGTCAAGGAAAACTATTTCCCAGCTCAAGGCGTACATCAAATTAGAGAAGAAGACGAGGCAATTGGTAACAATGACCTGACAGAAGACACTGCGGTTAGATTCCAAGACAACTCAGTCAAGAGATATTACTCTGCTATTTCACGCACATCCGTGAAATAATAAGAATACTAAATAACAAATATTATCAACCCCGTAAGGAGAAACACAAATGATGTTAGCAGAAAACTTACAAGAAAAATGGGATCCGATTCTATCGCACCCTGATCTTGCTCCAATTAAGGATACGCATCGTCGTAGCGTTACCGCTGTTGTTCTTGAGAACACAGAGAAGGCACTTCGCGAAGCTAACCAGTACATTCCACAGACTCTTACTGAGGCTCCAACGAACGTAACTGGTGGTGAGATTGACACGTTTGACCCAGTTCTTATTTCGCTGGTTCGTCGTGCGATGCCTAACCTTATCGCTTATGATATCTGCGGCGTTCAGCCAATGACCGGTCCTACCGGCCTGATCTTCGCAATGCGTTCGCGTTATAGCAACCAAGTTGGTACTGAAACTTTCTACAACGAAGTTAACACTGCGTTCTCGACAGAAGTTTCTGGTGCTAATACTCAAGGTCAGAAACACGTTGGTGGTTACCCAGGTAACGCATCTAACACAGCTAACCTAGCAGCTGACGGTATCTACAACTACGGTTCAGGTATGGCAACTGCAAATGCTGAAGGTAACAACGCTTTCGCACAGATGGCATTCTCAATCGAGAAAGTTACTGTAACTGCTAAGAGCCGTGCTCTGAAAGCAGAATACTCAATGGAACTTGCTCAGGATCTTAAGGCTATTCACGGTCTTGATGCTGAGACAGAACTTTCGAACATTCTGTCGTCAGAAATCCTAGCAGAAATCAACCGTGAAGTTGTACGTACTGTTAACGTAACAGCTACTCGTGGTGCTACTGAGAACACAACAACTGTTGGTCGTTTTGACCTTGACACCGACTCAAACGGTCGTTGGTCTGTTGAAAAGTTCAAGGGCCTGATGTTCCAAGTTGAGCGTGAAGCTAACCAAATCGCTAAGGCTACCCGTCGTGGTAAGGGTAACATGATCATCTGTTCTTCTGACGTTGCTTCGGCTCTTCAGATGGCTGGTGTTCTTGATTACGCTCCTGCTCTAAACAGCAACAACCTAAACGTTGACGATACTGGCAATACATTTGCTGGTGTTCTAAACGGTCGTATCCGTGTTTACATCGATCCATATGCTACTGGCAACTACATGGTCGTTGGTTACAAGGGTGCTTCGGCATTTGATGCTGGTCTGTTCTACTGCCCATACGTTCCTCTACAAATGGTTCGTGCTGTTGATCCAGACACATTCCAACCAAAGATTGGCTTCAAGACTCGTTACGGCATGGTTGCAAACCCATTTGCTGAGGGTACTACAGCTGGTCTGGGTGCTCTAACTAAGGATAGCAACGTGTACTACCGTCGTATCCTAGTTGACAACCTAATGTAATTAGAAGTCAGAATAATAATTACACAGTAACAAATTCAGGGAGCCTTCGGGCTCCCTTTTTTATTGGTAGATAAATAGGTCAAAAGGGGGTAAAATGAGTGCTATAACAAACACACCAACAAATAGAAATATGCTTTCACCGTTGAATTTTAAGATGGTGATACAGCGTACTCCCACCGTCAACTTCTTTCTTCAGACTATTTCTATACCTGGACTTTCTTTTGAAGGCTCCACGATGTATATGAATAACCCTTTTCCTAAAGTTCCGTTGCCTGGCGACCACTTAAATTACTCGCCTTTGAAGGTCAGCTTCATGGTAGATGAAGACCTTAATAACTATCTTGAGATCTTTAATTGGATAGTTGATATAGCAGGCCCTAGTAATATTTACCCGGAGAGGGCAGATGGATTATATAAGCCTGACAACACTTTGTCAACGGATCCCACAAAAAGAATTAGGTCAGACATCAAATTAATGGTTCTTTCCAGTTCTAAGAATCCAAACATCGAAGTGACTTTCATTGACGCTTTCCCAAGTCAGATTAGTGAACTCAACTTTGCTACTACCGAAAACTCAGTCAACTACCTGCAAGCTACGGTAACATTCGACTACGTATACTACACTATCAAGCGCGTTTAATAGTTGACTTTTTGTAAAGTCCGTGCTACAATCCTCCATAAAGGAGATTGAAATGAATACAGACGAAATTGTTGCAATGTGGGAAAAAGACTCGGTTGTCGATAGCACGGAGCTAGGCGCCGAGGCTTTGAAGATCCCTCAACTTCATTCCAAGTACATGAAGATACTGTACCATACTAAGTCACTAATCACCAAACTCAATTACGATTACAAAAGTCTTCACAGAATCAAATACGAGTATTATTCTGGAATCCTACCAGAAGAAGATTTGAAACAACATGGATGGGAACCTCAGCCATTGAAAATACTCAAGTCAGATATTCCAATGTATCTTGATTCTGATCGAGACCTCCAAAACATAAAAACAAAAATCCAAGCAATGGAAGACAGGTTGTACATTCTTGAGAACATTATCAAGACTGTTAACAACAGAGGTTTCTTAATAAAGAACGCCATTGAGTGGGCTAGATTCCAACATGGCCTATGATATCAATAGAAAAGTTTAATGACGTATTCATAAAGATACACTGCGAGGATCACATAGCACAAGAACTAAGTGATTACTTCACATTCGAAGTTCCAAACGCTAAGTTTAGTCCAGCAGTAAAGAAGAAGAAGTGGGACGGGAAGATAAGACTCTTTAACAAAGGAACCCACCACATATACACCGGTTTGTTGGACTACGTAATTGATTTTGCTCAGCAGAACGATTATGAGTACGAGTTGATATCAGATTTTAGTGACGAAGACATCACATTAGAAGATGTTAAAGCATTTGTAGAAACAATAGGGCTGCCAGAGGAGATAAACGGCAAGCCACTTGAAAAAAGAGACTACCAGTACGAAGCAGTACTGTACGCATTAAGAAAATCAAGAGCGTTGCTAATATCCCCAACTGCCTCTGGTAAGTCTCTCATCATCTATATAATTTATCGGTTCTACAATCTCAAGACACTTTTGATTGTACCGACAACCGCCTTGATTCACCAGATGTTCTCTGACTTCAAGGATTACGGTTACGACAGCGATTCTAACTGTCACTTGATATACACTGGCCAAGAAAAAGATCAGAAGAAACAGTTGTATATTTCAACATGGCAGTCCATCCAGAATCAACCAGCCGCCTGGTTTAAACAGTTTGACATAGTTCTTGGTGATGAAGCTCACCACTTTCAAGCAAAGTCTCTTACTGGAATTATGAACAAACTAACAGACTGTAGATACAGGTTCGGCTTTACTGGAACGCTAAGCGGTGCTAAGACCCACAAGTTAGTGCTTGAAGGGCTGTTTGGTACAGTTAAAAAAGTGACTACGACAGCAGAGCTAATGAAGAGAGGCTACGTAGCAGACCTCAAGATGAAGGTTGTGGTTCTGAAGTACAGTGAGTTCTATCGCAGAATGTACAGCACTGCACCATATAAAGATGAGATTTCTTTCCTGATATCTCACGAACCAAGAAATGATTTTATTGCCGATCTTGCTCTTAGCTTAAAAGGTAATACCTTAATATTATATCTATATGTGGATAAGCATGGAAAGAACCTTTATGACAAAATCAAAGATAAAGCAAGTGACAGAGAGGTGTTATTCGTCTCTGGTCAGGTCAGTGGTGAGGATAGAGATCTGGTTAGAAGAGCTGTGGGAGTGGAAACTAATACGGTTGTTGTTGCTTCTTATGGTACCTTTTCTACTGGTATCAACGCTCCCAACCTGCACAATGTCATTCTCGCTTCACCATCAAAAAGCAGAATACGTAATCTCCAGTCGATAGGTAGATCACTGAGAAAAAGTGCTACTAAGGACAAAGCAGTTGTTTATGATATTGCCGATGATCTTTCGTGGGAAGGTGAGCACAACTACACCCTCTTACACAGCATCGAAAGAGTAAAGATGTATGTTAGCGAGAAGTTCGACTATAAGTTCTACAACATAACACTAAAGGACCCGCAATGATTAAAATTGTAAAACTAAACAATAATGTTGAAATCATCGGCAATGTTGTTTCGCAGGATCACACGTCAGTAACCGTTGAAAACCCCTTTACTATTAATTACATGATTTCTGATGGAGGAGACAAGCCTATTGTAGGTCTAATGCGTTATATGCCGTTTGCTGCTGAATTCAAAGTAGTATTCTTTACCGATGGTCTCCTGCATGTTGTTGATGCACGCGAGTCAATGGT